ATGATAATCATTTTGCTGAACTTAAAGAAACAGAATTGATGAAAGAACGTGTTGCATTATTGCAACAAATTGAACCTTATATTGGTAAATATTATTCAACTTATTATGTAAGAAATAAAATTCTTCGTCAAAGTGAAGATGAAATTCTTGATAACAACGCTCAAATTGATATGGAACGTCAAACTGGAATTATTCTTCCACCAGTTCCTCAAGTTGATCCTGCAACTGGTATGACGATGGATTATGTTAAAGATGTTGGTTCTAAGTTGATTAAAAAAACTCAGAGTCAAAATATGAAAGATCTTGAAATCGGTTTAGGTAAAAATGAAAGTGATCCTGATATTTCAAAAAAAGGAACAGAAGTAAAAAAAGCTCCAGAAGCGGATAAGGTAAAAACTAATAAGATCAATAAACTATAAATAATATAAGATTTTGTAAGTATTTTTATGGATTCATCTGAATTTATTGGTATGGTGATGCAAGATGCCTCACCAAATGAAATGTCTGATGTCATTAAACAGCTACTTTACGCTAAAAGTGTAGAGATGGTTGATGAATTGAGACCTATTATTGGTGCTCAAATGTTTGATCCAACTGTAGAAGAACCAGAGGAATGAAATGGCATTAAAAATTGTTCAAACATATACTCAATTAGCAGCAGCTGCTGGAACTGCCACTACAACTGCAGGCATTGCATTAAAAACTGGCAGTATCAGAGTTTCAACAGCAGCAACTGCTGCTTTTATTGAAATTGGTAATGATCCAGTTGCAACAACAAATTCTTTTCATGTCCCTACACAAACTGCGGAAATAATTAAAGAAAGAGTTGCTAGACAAAAAATCTCTGGTATCACTACGGGAACAACTACAACGATTACTTTTTTTGAAAATGCGGGTAATCCATTTTTAGTTGGTGATTATGTTGCAATTGAAGGTGCAACTACTGCTGGTATTAATACAACTCACACTAAAGTATTGGCAGTAAGTCCATCTCAATTATTAATTAATTTTAATAGTACTTCACTAGCAAACGTTGCTGTTGGAAGTACTGCAATTGTTGCAAGAAGTGTAAAAATTTCTGCCATGGGAACAAATGCAACCGCACCAGTCAGCATAGCAGAAGTTCAAATCTCATCACAAGCATAAGCCATGAAACTAATCACAGAGCAGATCGAAAACATTCAGGTAATTACCGAAGAAAAAAACGGTAAGAAAAGTCTCTACATTACAGGGCCTTTTTTACAAGCGGAAATTACTAACCGCAACGGTCGCTGCTACCCATATCAAATTTTAGAAAGAGAAGTTGGGAAGTATGCTCAAAAGTATATTCAACAGGGTAGAGCACTTGGAGAGCTTGGTCATCCAGATGGGCCAACTGTAAATCTTGATCGTGCTTCACACATGATCACTAGCCTTAAAGCCGAAGGTAATAATTTTATTGGCAAGGCAAAAATTCTTGATACTCCAATGGGTAACATTGCTAAGTCACTTCTTGATGAAGGGGTAAAACTTGGCGTGTCTTCAAGAGGCGTTGGATCTCTTGTTGAGCGTAATGGTATCAAATATGTTGGTGATGATTTCATGCTTTCAACTGCTGCTGATATTGTAGCAGATCCTTCTGCACCTGATGCATTTGTCCAAGGTATTATGGAAGGTAAGGAATGGGTATGGAATAATGGAATTCTTGCGGAAAAAACTATGACCGCATTGAACTCACTTACTCCAACTGTTGATAAACATGTGCGTGAAGAGCGGATTCTCAGATTGTTTGATCATTATTTAAAGAATCTATAATTATAAATAAATATTAGAATAAAGACACATATTTATTCGGAGAGAAAAATGTCTGCTGGTAATTTACAAGAAATGGAAACTACGAACACTAAGCAATCAAAAACTGCAGTTAATGCTAATGCAGCAGCTGCGGAAGCAATGCCCTCAAATGCCGCCTTTGTAGCTGGCGTTCCTGGTCAGTCAATCACTGATCTTGGTGGCCCAACAGTTTACAACTATCGTTCAACTGACGATTCTTCTAAGTTAGCTACTCAAAACGTTAAAACCGTTAGAGATGTAGTTAATGCCAAAGCAGCTAGAGCTGAAGAGGCTGAGTATGATGAAGATGAAGAGCTTGTAGAAGCTAAGGAAAAAGAAGCTGAAGGTCATGAAGATGCACCTGAAGATAAAAAGATGATGAAAAAAATGATGAAGAAAGAAGAAGTTGAAGAGGAAGAAGTTGAAGAAGCTGCCGAGGAAGAGGAAGCAGAGGAAGAGCTTGAGTTTAACGTAGAAGAAGACGTTCAAGCATTATTTGGTGACGAAGATCTCTCTGAAGAGTTTAAGGAAAGAGCTGCTCTAGTATTTGAATCAGCTCTAAGAACAAAAGTAGCTCAAGCTGCTGAAATTATTGAACAGCGTTATGAAGCTGCTCTTGAAGAAAATGTTGCTGTTATTGAAGCACAACTAACCGAAAGAGTTGATTCATATCTTGAGTATGTTGCTGGTGAATGGCTTGAAGAAAATGCTCTTCAAGTTGAAACTGGCATCAAATCTCAATTAGCAGAATCATTTATGACTAGCCTCAAGGGGCTTTTTGAAGATCATTATGTATCAATCCCTGAAGATAAATATGATGTTCTTGAGAGCATGGTCTCAAAACTTGATGACATGGAATCAAGACTCAACGAGCAAATCGAAAGAAATATTCAGTTAAACCAAAGACTTAGCGAATCCGTATCAGATGGAATTGTCTATGATGTCTCAAGAGGTCTCGCTGAGACCCAGAAGAGCAAACTCGCAAGTCTGGCTGAAAGTGTTGAGTTCGTAAGTGAGGAAGACTATCGTGAGAAGCTGGAAGCACTAAGGGAGTCATACTTCCCAAGAAATCCAGTTACTCCAGAAAGAGAAGATGAAATGCTTGGCACCGAGTCGGAATTTGTTTCCGAATCAATGGGTGCATATCTGAAGGCAATTTCAAGATTTTCTAATTGATTTTAATATTATAATCAAATAACACTTTTTCCAAGACAGGAGAACAACGCAAATGTACAATTCACAACATTTGCAAGAAAAGTGGGCACCTCTTCTTAACTGTGAAGGACTTGATTCCATCAAGGATTCATATAAGAAGAGCGTCACCGCTATCTTGCTAGAAAACCAAGAAAGATTCCTCAAAGAGGAAAGAGGTTTCATTTCAGAAGCTTCCCCAACCATGTCTGCTGGTACTGGTGGATTTTCTGCTAACTCAACTGCTACAGGCCCTGTTGCTGGTTTCGACCCCGTTCTAATCAGCCTCATCCGTCGTTCAATGCCTCAGCTTATCGCTTATGATATCTGTGGTGTTCAGCCCATGACTGGCCCAACTGGTCTCATCTTTGCGATGAGAACTAAGTATACCAATCAGAGCGGCACAGAAGCATTCTTCAACGAAGCTGATACTGCCTTCTCTGGTCAGAACAATAGCCGTAACCTCACCGCTGGTTTCGCTGATGCGAATGCTGGTATTGGTACAACCACTCAGCGTGGTTCCAACCCCGCAATCCTCAATGATATCGGTGTAGTTGCTGGTATCGGTTCAACCGATTACAACGTTGGTGGTGGCATGTCCACCGGCAACTCTGAAGCTCTCGGTGACGCAGCTGCTAATGCCTTCAACGAAATGGCATTCAGCATCGAGAAGGTTACCGTTTCGGCAAAGTCAAGAGCACTCAAGGCTGAGTACAGCTTAGAGCTTGCACAAGACCTCAAGGCTATTCATGGTCTTGATGCAGAAGCTGAGCTTGCTAACATCCTCTCAACTGAAATCCTTGCTGAAATCAACAGAGAAGTTGTTAGAACGATCTACAAGATCGCTGAAGCTGGTGCTCAGACTAACGTTGCTACCGCTGGTTACTTTGACCTCGACACCGACTCTAATGGTCGTTGGTCGGTTGAGAAATTCAAGGGTCTACTCTTCCAGCTAGAGCGTGATGCTAACGCAATTGCACAAAGAACTCGTAGAGGAAAGGGCAACACCATCATCTGCTCCGCAGACGTTGCTTCCGCCCTAACCATGGCTGGTGTACTTGATTACACCCCCGCCCTCAACGTAGGTCTTAATGTTGATGACACTGGTAACACCTTCGCTGGTGTTATCAACGGTAAGTATAAGGTATACATCGATCCATATTCGGCTAACGTTTCTGCTCAGCAGTACTACGTTATCGGCTATAAGGGTCAGAATCCTTATGATGCTGGTCTCTTCTATTGCCCATACGTTCCTCTCCAAATGGTTCGTGCCGTTGGTCAGGACACCTTCCAGCCTAAGATTGGCTTCAAGACCCGTTACGGAATGGTTGCAAACCCATTCGCTGAGGGTACTAATCAAGGTG